TACATCTGCCTCTAATGCGTATGGGATTGTCAGTGATGATCCTCAGACCGTATATGAGATTCAAGCAGATGCTTCCGTCACCGCAGGTGATGTACGTTCATCGAATTTTGACGTTACGCTAGGTGCAGGTTCAACCGTTACAGGTAATTCAGGATTTGGTATTGCAGCAGCAACTCGTAATGCTGCCCAAAGAATGACTCGTGTAGTTGGTTGGGTTGATGAACCAGGAAATGATATTGATGTGTCGGCTGAGAGGGCTTTTGAAGTTGTAGAAGTCAAACTTATCCAGCACTTTGATAGATTCGGTTCTATTGGCGTTTCGGCAAGAGCTTCTTAAAGGGAGGGATAAATTATGGCTATTAATAGAGCAAGTATTGCCAAAGAACTTCTCCCTGGTCTTAATGCTGTTTTTGGTATTGAGTATGGAGAAGTTGATAACGAAGAAAAGCCTCTTTTTGAAATTGAAAATTCTGATAGAGCTTTTGAAGAAGAAGTGCTATTCACTGGTTTTGGTACTGCACCAGTGAAGAGTGAAGGTGCTTCCATTAGTTATGATAACGCACAGGAAAGCTATACAGCACGTTATGTTGCTGAGACTGTAGCTCTTGCCTTTGCTGTTACTGAAGAAGCTATGGAAGATAACCTATATGATACGTTTGCTAAACTACGTGCAAGAGGTCTTGCTCGTGCTATGGCAAATACCAAGCAGGTTAAAGCTGCTGATATTTTCAATAATGGATTTACCGATACTGCCCCATATCAGGGTGGTGATGGTGAGCCACTATTCTCAGCAGCGCATCCAACCGTAGGCGATGGTAATCAGTCTAATGATCTGACTGATGCTGATCTATCGTTCTCTTCGTTGGAAGCGGCTTTGACTACAATCCAGAAGATTAAGGACGATAGAGGTATCCTTACGGGTGGTGCAGCAGTTTCTCTGCATGTATCCCCTGACAATTGGGCTACCTCTAATGCCGTTCTTAATTCGACCTATATGCCAGCGTCTGGTGAAAGCGGAGCCATTGGTTCTGCTGCAACCAATCCTGCTGGTTGGAATGATATCAACTCCATTCAAAGCATGTCAATGCTTCCGAAGGGTGTATTTATCAATCGTAGGTTTACCGATACTGACGCTTGGTTCGTTAAGACGAATGTTCCTAACGGCACCAAGATGTTTAATCGGACTCCGTTGCAGACTAAGATGGAGCCTGATTTTGATACTGGTAATCTTCGGTTCAAGGCTCGTGAGCGTTATAGCTTCGGCTGGTCGGATTGGAGAGGGTTCTTCGGTAACTCTGGTTAATCTTAATATCATAGTGTGGAGGGGAATTAGTTTCCCCTTCACTCTATTTCTAATTTTAAGGAGTAAACAATGGCTTCAAATATTAAGACTGCAACTGTAGATGCTGGAGGAACTGGTAGTGGTGTAGTTGTAGATATTACCACTTCTGTTACTTTGAATAAAGCAAATGGAATGGATGATTTTATTAGAATTTATGCTGTTCATTCTAATGGAAGTAATGATGGTATATGTCTAATTACAGGAGAAAAGCAGATTATTGCTAAAGGTGGAGCATCTGGAAGCACTGGTGTTGCAATGAAGTGGACAGATGAAGCGACCTCACCTACTGATATTTATCTAGGAGATATTGGTCCAAGAGTAAGAGGAGTGGTAAAAGTTTCTGCACCTGCTTCTGCTACCGCAATTACTATTTTCTACGGCTAGTAAAGGAGCCAATTATGGCTAACTATACTTATCTAGTAGCAGATATAAAAGATACTGCTGAGAATGATTCTACTGAATTTCTTGATCAGATTCCAAAGTTTGTTAATAAAGCTGAGACTCGTTTAACAAGAGATTTAGATGATTATGGTCTTGTTACCTTTACCTCTATAGCTGTTTCTGCTAATAATCCTTATGTTTCATTACCATCTGGAACGAGAATTGTTAAGAACTTTAATGTGATGGTAAGTGGAAATAGGACAAGTCTTCTACAACGAACAGATGAATTTATTCATGACTATTGGCCTTATGTAAGTACGTCAGTAGGAACTCCTAAATATTATGCTAGGAGAACAAACTCTAGTGTCTTAATTGCTCCTACACCTGTATCTACTTTAGATGGGCAGCTTGCTCATGTTAATAGACCTACTACTTTAAGTTCTGTTTCACCTAATAATTATTATAGTGATTTCTGTTATGATGCTCTATTTTATGCTAGTATGATAGAAGCATCTTTTTTTATGAAAAGTTTTAATGATATTCAAGCATGGCAATCTGAATATACCGCTGCTATTGATGGATTGCGTAATCAAGCTCGAAGAACAAGACAAGATGATATGAATACACCATTCAGCCCTGTGGGTGCTGACGATCCATTAGTCAAAGGGAGTAATTAGATATGCCACATAAAAAAGGAAAAGATAGAGATCCGTATGGGGAATTAACTGGTCCATCTGTTGTAGACGAAATACCGTTACCTCCGAAAAAGCCATCTAGGAAAAAAAAGAATAAGAGAGATAAAGATATTCCACTTATTAAAGCACCTAAAAACCCATATAAAGTACCCTTTACAGGTGGTAAAGCTAAAAAGACACCAGCCGTTAAAAGATTTGCTACTAAAGGAAAACGTGGTGGTGGAATGGTAGGACGTAATGGAATTATTAAAGGTTATAAAAAAGGTGGTCAGGTGTAGTGGCTATAAATAGAGCCAGTATTCCAAAGGAGATTAAAATGGCTAAAGAAAAAAAGAAGGATAAGAAAAAGAAAGATAAGAAGAAGTGGATACAAAATGCTATAAAACGCCCTGGTGCTTTAAGAAAAAAAGCGGGTGTAAAAGAGGGTGAAAATATTCCTGTAAGATGGCTTAGAAAAGCTATTAAAAGTAATGATCCAAGAACTCGGAGGCAAGCACAGCTTGCATTAACATTAAGAAAAGAGAGAGGGAGGGCATAACATGCCAGTTGTAGGATTTAGAAATTACCCTGATACTGAAAAAGGGATTAAAGCTTGTAAGGATTTTGTAAGATCTTTTACGGGTAAACCAACAGGTCAAGGATTTGGTGCTGCTCGTAAAGGTCCATCCGTTCATGGTCCTGAACAAGATGTTGTTGTAGATTATGATCCTGGTAAGGTTGTAGAATATAAGGATTAAAATCATGGCTTTAAAAAGAGTAAAATCAACTGTAAATAAGGCAAGACGTAGATTAAAAAGACTTGCTGAACAGGAAGTAAAGCGAGCTAAAAAACTAACATCTAATAAATCTACAAAGTTAAGTCCAGGTCAAAAAAGAACTTCAGCAGCAGCTTTAGGACATCCTGCATCTAAACAAGCTAAAAAATCTTCTTTTAGAAAAGGTGCTGTTCTAGGAGGGGCAGGTGTTGCAGGATTAGCAGGAGCAGCAGCAGGAATAAAAGCTCTTCAATCAGATGATAAAGATACTGCTTCTAAAGGTGTAGCAAAATTTCGTAAAAGTAAAAGAGTAAAGAGAGGAAAATATAAAATAAAAAGAGGTGATACTCTTTCTGAAATTGCTAGGGATCATAATACTACTGTTGCAGCTTTAATGAAAGCTAATCCTTCTATTAAAGATAAAGATATGATTTATGCTGGTGATACTCTCACTATTCCAAGTGTTCCCTTTCCAACAAGACCAAGGCCAAAGTCAAAAAATAAACAAGATTTAACAACTGTTGAAAAGAGTAGAAGAACAGCAACCCAACGTGCTGGAGGAGGTAAAATATCTTCTTCTATTCCCTCTAATAGGAGATCAAGAGGATAATTTAATATGTTAAGAAAAGGTAGAAAATTAAAGAGGATTGCTGATCGGGCAGCAAGGCGTCTTGGAAAAGAAAAAAGACCAAGAACAATATTAAAAAAACCCACAGGAGAATCTTCTGTTAAAATTAAACCTATTTCTAGGAAGGAATTGAAGTATCCTGAAGCTAAAACGAATAGAGAAAGAATTTCTAGATTACAAGAAGAAGAAGCATTAGCTAGAAAAAATGAAGCTGAAGAAAGACAATGGCAAGAATTTGATGAATTTAAAGTAAAAGCATCAGAAAGAATAGGTGAGAATAGACAACGTAACCTAGAAAAAGTACTTGCTTTAAATGAGGAACAAAGTGAGAAATATAGAACTATCCTTAATAATAATCCTGAATATAAACTTTCATTTTCTGAAATGAGAGAAACTTTATCATCAGGAAAAAATCCTATTTTAAATATAAAAACATTAGAAGTTGATACAGAAAGATTACGAGAAAAAGCAG